CAACACCAATCATGTGCATGGTCTGCTCTCTGGCAATGTCATGTGCTATGTTTCTTGCTTCATCTTCGCAGGTTGCCTCAATCTCAAAGTTGCGGTCATACCAAACACACAAGTCAATCTTGACGTTGTATAGTTTCTTTTGCATCAGCTTTATCCTTATGTTGTTTGCGTTGAATTACCCATACGACAAACAAACAGTGCCTGTCAACAAAAAAAAACAGGGGCAACAAATTAATGCTACCCCTGCTTTCCACACAACAACATGAAAGGTACTTACGAACTACCAACCTCGTAAGCAATACCTAGTTTTAACAGGCGCGGCTTGTTCCTGTCAAGCCATCTTTTGCAATCGGATTCACTTTTTCCGACAAAAACAGTGATTAGTCGTAGGTAATCTACTGCTTGTTTTCTTTTGACAAGATCACGACTGGTCAACCCCATACGAACAGATGATACAGGGGCAACTACTTCCCACCGCCAACGATTAATAATCTGTAGTTCAAGTGGCTTAGTCTTTAGATTCTGTTTCATGTTCTTCCTCTAGCACTTCCAAGTAAATATCTATAGCGTCGCGTATAAGATCAGCAACGGCAACCTGTTCTAGTTTAGTCTTTTGCATCTGTTCTGCAATGTATGCTAACCTGTCGTACTGTTCTTCTTTCATCAACAGGTTGTATGTTTTAGTCGGTTCAAGTATTTTGTTTGGTCTTGGCATCAGTAATTTCTTTCCTGTGTAGTTTATCTTTACTAGATTGTCTTTTATCAGGTATAACTTGTTTACCAAACTTAGGTAACTGTTTAGCTATAGGGTTAATTTTATTAATCTTTTTCATAATGGGTTTTCCCTATAGGGTATTTGTTCTTTAGTGGTACGCGATTTGTCAACAGCCGTCAACTACTTTTTTTGTGTTGACAACATTTGTCGTATCGATTAGTTGTTAGTTTGTCTTTGACATTATTGAGGTACACAACGAATGAAATCACCAGCTTGGTTAGCAGGGTACGTCGAGTCCCTAGACTTTCCCGCACTGACAAGGTATCGATCTGATTGTCCTGTCTGTGCAAAGAAGAATACGTTTAGCGTATCTGATGACGGATTGCAACGCATGTGGTACTGTTTTCATGCAGACTGCAACGTGTCAGGTCGGACGGGTATTACGCTGACAAAAGATCACGCTTCAAAGCTGTTTGAAAAACAGATGACAAAACAGCCTGATCCAGTGTCTACATCGTTTGAACTGCCTACTACTTTTGTTAGTCTTTCTCGTAGTATAGATGCTGAACTTTATGTAAAACGTGTACAGTCTTACGATGCGTACCTTGCTGGTCGTGCTGACATACGGTATGACTTTCAGCGTAACAGGGCTGTGTATTTAATTAAACAGGGTAACAAAGTCGTTGATGCGGCAGGAAGATCACTGGATGATAGAACACCTAAGTGGTATCGCTATGGAAGTAGTAAGAAACCTTTTATATGCGGAAATCATACTGACGCTGTTTTGGTAGAAGATTGCGCGAGTGCTAGTGCTATAAGCAACATTGTTACAGGGGTAGCATTGTTAGGAACAAACTTATTACAGCAACACTTAGAATCACTGTCTAAATACTCTAGACTTTTTGTTGCACTTGACAAAGACGCGACTGACAAAGCTATTGACATGGTACGCATACTTAGGGGTCACATCCCTACAAAATTAATTATACTGAAGACTGATTTGAAAAACATGAAAAAGGACGAACGGGATGACTTCATACGATCCTACATCGATAGATAAACAAATACTGGGGTTTTGCCTTAGTGCTGACTTCTTTTCTAGTGTAGCTAACATTGTCAATCGTGACATGTTTACACGCGAGATGCGTGACGTGTTTGACACGATAAGCTATTCACACACACAGTATGCCACTGACATTACGTCGGGTGAGTTGTCTGTTTTGTTTAATGACCGCAATCCTGCTATGCCTGACAGCACACGGGAAAAGGCACAAGAACTGATAACAACCCTTGATCGTGGCAACCCTGACAATACGGACATGCACCTAGACATGGTGCGTAACTTTTGGTTGCGTGATCGTGCGCGGGTTATTGGGGAGAAGGCCATCGAAATCTTTACGGGTGAAAGTGAAGAGTTTGGTGAGTTGCGTTCACTGATTGAGACTGTAGAAGACGGACGCATCAGTGACAAAACTACCTATACAAAGGTAGAAGCTGGCATAAGCGAACTGTTAGACAGTCACACGGGGGCAAAGGATTTCCCTTTTGAGTTTGATCTAATCAAAGAACGGGTGGATGGTTTAGATCGTGGTAACTTAGGCATACTGTTTGCCCGTCCCGAAGTGGGAAAGACTACCTTCTGTTGTTTTCTTGCCGCGTCTTACATTAGACAAGGCTTCAAGGTTACCTATTGGGCTAACGAAGAACCAGCAGAAAAAATAAAATTACGCATCATACAAAGCTATTTTGGTTTGAAGCGTGAAGAACTGGTAGAACAACGTAACACACTGCCTATACGGTATGACAATGAGATAGCACCGCTGTTAACAGTCATGGACTCTGTGGGTACATCTATGGAAGAAGCCAATGAGTACGCCAAACTGAACAAGCCTGACATAATGTTTATGGATCAGCTTGATAAGTTTCGTGTTGCGGGCGAGTACAACCGTGGAGATGAACGCCTAAAAGAAACGTACGTTCTTGCCCGTGAGATAGCCAAGCGTAACAACCTGTTGGTGTGGGCTGTTAGCCAAGCAAGTAACGACGCACATGACCGTCAGTTTATTGACTACTCAATGATGGACAACTCCAAAACAGGTAAAGCTGGTGAGGCTGACATTATTATAGGCATAGGCAAGACGGGTGCCAGTGACGTAGAAAACATCGTGCGTCATGTGTGTGTGTCAAAGAACAAGCTGAACGGTTGGCATGGTACAATCAACACACAGATAGATATACAGCGAGGGGTGTACTACTGATGAATCGCAGGGCTAGGCGTCGGCATTGGCTTGGTAAGTACAAGGTACACAAGGGCTGTTGTGTTTGTGGATACAAAGATCATGCAGTGGCGTTACACTTTGACCACATAGAGCCAAAAATCAAAAGAGCCGCTATAGCACACATGATGGCGTACTCACTCAAAGCTTTGACTAAAGAAATAAGAAAGTGTAGAGTGTTGTGTGCTAACTGTCACTACGTTAAGACTGATAGAGGAAGACGATGAGCAATCACTACAACGAAGAAATACTAGAGCGTCTGTACGACGAAGAATACCAACGACTCAAAGACAAGTACCCACACATAGGTGGTGAGTCGTTGGCTGTACTGGCACGGTACTTTGCAAAGAAAAGATTTGAGGAGATGGAATAATGTCTGAATCTATGTACACAATGGAAGACATACCCCAACTTAAAGTGCGTTTAAGAGAAGCTAGAAAACACGCAAAAGAAGAACGGGATAGGGACACAGTAAATAATTGGGGTGAAAGAGAATCAAGTAGATTAAGCAAGCTTATAGCTTTAATTGAGCATCGTCTTAACATAGAAGACTATGGTAGTGGTACAGTTCTTATAAACGAAAAGTTTGTGGTTAGCCTTATCTCTCCCAAGTGGAGAGTAAAAGGGAAATCTATTTGGTATAATCACAAGCATGACATAAAGCATTTTGTACACAACTACTTGTTGAAAGAAGAATTTCAGAGTATACCTACACCTGAGCAAGAGTTAGACTACTTTGAGGCACGACTAAAAAAATTACTCCAACAAAAACCTGCTTGGCTTATCAGGGAAATACGTGAGGCACTAGGCAATGAACGTACTGACATTTGACGTAGAAACAACACACCTACACAAACCCAACGGTGGTACTACTGCACTGCCTTACTTTGGTAATCGTTTGGTTTCAATAGGTTACAAGTGGCTAGATGAAACCCAAGTATTCTACGACTGCTACTACCACGAGACTGAACCACCTTCACCCAACGCCGCAGAAGATTTTCAGACTTCACTTAACTACGCAGATGTGGTAGTAGGACAAAACATAAAGTTTGATTTGTCGTGGATACGTGACTGCGGCTTTACCTACACAGGAGAAATCTATGATACTATGGTTGCAGAGTATGTTCTATCGAAAGCGCGGAGATGGCCTCTTGGACTTGCTTCTCTTGCAAAAAAGTATGACACAGTGCAAAAAGAGAAAGACCTCGTTGAGCCGTTTATGGCGAGTGGGAAAACCTTTTACGAAATACCGTGGGAGATAGTAAAAGAGTACGGTGTAGCTGACGTGCTGGCTACAGAACAGATAGCACTAAAACAACTAGATGCCTTTGGCATAACATTTGAGGATATATACAATGAACGACTTGGTACCGACACTCAAGCTGTCGCTTGAAATGACAGACACACTGTCCCGTATTGAACGCAACGGGATACGTATTAATCTAGACACACTAGATCAAATTGAAAAGCTATACCAAGATGAACTGGACGCATTAGAGTTACGCTTGAATGACATGGCGCGGAGTGCAATGGGTGACACACCTATTAGCTTGACTAGCCCTGACGACAGGTCAATGCTGTTGTACTCACGTAAGGTGCGTGACAAAAAGTCGTGGTCATCTATCTTTAACTTGGGCATGGAGCAACGGGGTGCAACCATGAAGCCAAAGCAACGCACCCGCATGTCAGCAAAAGACTTTCGCATCAGTGTACGATCTAATACAGACGTGGTGTACAAAACAGTGGGTAGTCAGTGTACAAGTTGTTTAGGTAGTGGGCGTGTTCGTCCCGCACGTAAGGACGGTACACCCAGCAAAGCACTGCGTATATGTAAAACATGTGGCGGCAAGGGTGTGTTGTACATGCCCACGTCACAGGTGGCAGGGTTCAAGATTGTACCACGCAACGTAAGGGACGTGGCATCTGCTGGATTTAAAACAGACAAAGATACACTGGCTGATCGTGAACTAGAACTGTCGGGTGATGCCCGTGAGTTTGCCAGTGCGTACGTACGATACAATGCTTTGCGTATGTACTTGGGTACATTTGTAGAAGGAATGAAAAACAATGTCGATGACTACGGTTTCATACATCCAGAATTTATGCAGTGTGTTACGGCGACGGGTCGCCTTTCGAGCCGCAATCCTAACTTTCAAAATATGCCACGAGGTAACACATTTGAAATACGGAAGGTTGTGGAAAGCCGTTTCGACAAAGGTAAGATTGTTGAAGGTGACTATTCGCAACTGGAATTCAGAGTAGCTGGCTTCTTGGGTAAAGACCAACAAGCTTACTCCGACGTGGAAGCTGGCACAGATGTGCATAGCTACACTGCCAGCGTGATTGGTTGTTCTAGACAAGAAGCAAAGGCACACACCTTTAAGCCCTTGTATGGTGGCACTAGCGGCACAGAGGCGCAACAACGCTACTACAAGGCGTTCAAAGAGAAGTATGGTGGGGTTACCCTCTGGCACGATGACCTGCAACGAGAGGCCGTAGAAAAGCGCGTAATCACCCTACCGTCTGGAAGACAGTACGCTTTCCCTGATGCACGGTGGACAAAGTACGGTACGGCTACACACCGCACAAATATCTGTAACTATCCTGTGCAGGGATTTGCAACGGCTGATCTGTTGCCCGCCGCACTGGTCAGACTAGACAAACTGTTTCAAGAAAATAAATTAAAATCTGTAATCTGCAACACAGTACACGATTCAATCGTACTGGATATGCACCCAGATGAAAAAGACATCTGCATCAAGTTGATGCGGGAAGCTATGCTCTCTTTGCCTGAAGAGACACAACGTCGATATGGCGTCACCTACGACATGCCTGTCGAAATTGAAATAAAAATAGGCGATAATTGGCTTGACTTACATGTTGTAAGTTAGTAATATCTATCTACAACCCTACTACGAAAAGGAGATCATAGGATCATGGCAGGGACAGAAATCATGGAAATGAATAACGAACTAGACAATATGGTTGCCGCTTTATCAGGCGATAACATAGAAGAAATGATGAAGCTAACGGGTCAAGGTGGTGTCACCAACGAACGTGTGGGTCTTCCTCGTTTGAATATCAACTACGATCAGGAAACCGACGATGGTAACAACCTGACTCGTGGTGACTGGAAGATGTATGTAGATGGACGCTTTGTTTACGCAAAGGAAGTCAAGCTACGTGCGTTACTTCGGATGTATGAGTACAGCATGTGGGATCAAGAAGCTAACGAAGGTAAGGGTGGCTTCTCTTGTAAGTCAGTCCAAAAGAATTCCTTTGGCGGTATGTTCCCTGACACGCAAGGCGGCAACAAGTGTGGTCGTTTGACTCGTGACGAAGAAGATGCAATGGATAAAGATGACATTCGTTATCTGAACTCCCGTGCGGTAGTGTGTAACCAAGTCATCTACGGACGCATTAGCGGATCGTTTGTTGAAGGTGATGGTACTCCTGTAGAGATTGTTGATGAGCCAGTGGTCGCTTACTTCAAGCGGTCAGGGTTCAAGCCTATCTCTGACTTCATCCAAAGCTTGACTAAGCAAAACAAGCTGATGCCACATACTAATATTCTGTTGCGGACTAACAAACAAAAGAAGGGCAGTGTGACCTACTGGACACCTATGCCTACGTTTGATAGCACAGTCCAGCTTACTTCAGAGGATCGTGAACTGATGGGAACGTTTGCCGAAACCATCAAAGGTCATAACGAAAACGTTATGAAGAGTAACCGTGAAGCACTGAAACTTATTTCAGACGATGGTGATCTAGACCTTGCGGCGGACTTTGCTGATGCTGACGCTGCTTAACATACAGGACTACATGTCCAGAGCGTTGCGGGGGGAGACAAGCGTTTCCCCCGCTTCGTTATCAGAATTTACAGATGACTGTAACCACTCCGCAAAGCGACAACTAACAGAAAGGCGTGGCGAATATCGCATACGCATGTCTGGATTGGGTCGGCCTCTTTGTCAGCAAGTCCTTGATAAACAAGGGATAAAAGAGTCTATGCAGTACAACACACTGTTTAGATTTATGTTTGGTGACATGGTAGAGTCGTTGCTGATGTTGGTCATGCGTGAAGCAGGTGTAGATATAGTTGACTCCCAACGACAAGTAGAACTAGAGTTGGGTGGACAAACAATCAAAGGTACACTGGATGTAATCATACGTGACGAACTTGGTGTGGAGAAAGTGTGGGATGTAAAGTCAGCAAGTGACTGGGCATACAAAAATAAATTCACTGGTTTTGGTGGGTACGATTCCATAAAGGATGACGATCCCTTTGGCTATGTTATGCAGGGCTATCTGTACTCTGCCGCAACGGGTATGCCGTTTGGTGGGTGGATAGTTGTCAACAAGTCAAGCGGCGAGGTAGCTGTAGTTGAAGCACCAGAGTGGCAAGACGACGACAGGGAAGCTTACCTAGCTGATGCCGTAGATCGTGTCAAGTTTTTGACTAACCCTAGTGTCAAACCTTTTAAGCCGTTTCCTGATGAGTATGAAACATACAGACGCAAAGGGGAAACGTTGCGAACTGAAAACAAAGTACTATCAAAAGAGTGCAACTTGTGTGGATATAGAAACCACTGTTGGCCTGACGCTACTCTACATCCAAAGGTAACATCACAAGCAAAGAATCCACCTATGGTATGGTATACAAAGCTAAAGCAAAAGGAACTATGATGTGCCTTATATATTTGTAGAAGACTACGAAATTGACCTAATCACTATGAACAAAGACTTGCATCACATCTACATTGAATCCCACAGGGGTGAAGGTGGAGAGCGTAATGCAATACAACTGCGACAGAACGAGCGTGGTCTTCCTTTGACTTTGCGTGAGAACTTTACGATGGGTGGTGACCTGTCATCCAACACAGAGAAGCGTGACATCACTACGCTGGAACTAGAATTTCAAACAATAGGCAGACTGTCACATGCAGGAGTCAATGTATGCGTCCCATTGAATCGCCTGACAAGCGAACTTTATACAGTAAAAAAACTTTCCCCCAAAGTGGGAGAGTACGTACTAAAAAGAATGGGATCAATAGGGATGGAACTATGAAAAGAAGTTCCGCAAACAAAGCGGGGTTTCGATCTAACTTTGAACTGGGCATCGCTAGGGCGTTGGGTAACAGTGCAATACCCTACGAGTATGAAAACATAAAGCTGACGTACATACCCAAGCCTCGCACATACACTCCCGACTTTCATTTAATAGAACAAGACATACTGATAGAAGCAAAGGGGTTCTTTGACAAGTCAGACCGCGTCAAGATGCAACTGGTAAAAGAACAGTATCCTGACTTAGACATACGTATTGTTTTCCAAAATGCAAAGAATAAGATTTACAAGGGTAGCAAAACTACGTACGGTGCTTGGGCTACACGCTACGGATTTGAATGGGCAGAAGGTAGCATCCCAGAGGAGTGGATCAAAAATGACAATAGACGAAAGTGAATACGAAAAAGCCAGCCTACTACCTAACAGGTGGTACGTCATACTACGTAAAGTAGATGAAGATAGCTTTGCCATAGCATCGTACGACACCACACTAGATGACGATCAAGACTTTTACGAAGCAGGTACTGTAGTTACTAACGGAGTCATGGAGTTGATAGAGTCTGACTTTGAACGTGTGGTGGATGCAGGTCTAGCCCGTCTAGCCTTTAATGAAATAAAAGAAGACATGCTGGCTGACGAAGAAAACGAAGAAGTGGTAAAGAAGCACGAAGGTAACAACGTAGTTAAGGTAGACTTTGGAGCCAAGCAATGACAACGATGAACGACTATCAAGTACAGGCTCGTAAGACAGCTATCTACCCAGCCAACGCAAAGATAACTTACCCTGCGCTTGGGCTTGCTGGTGAAGCAGGTGAGGTGGCAGACAAAGTAAAGAAGATTATACGTGACGACAAAGACACACCAGAGTACCGCACTGAAATTGCCAAAGAGATAGGTGACGTGTTGTGGTACTGTGCTGTATTGGCTGACGACTTAGGATATGACCTTCAACAGATTGCAGACATGAACATTTGGAAGTTGAAAGAGCGTATGACAAGTGGTAAGATACGCGGAGATGGTGACAACAGATGAGGCACGAGCAGTACATGAAAGAGAAAGCAGACAATGTCAACAACCCGCCACACTACAATAAAGCAGGTATTGAGTGCATTGAAGCAATCGCGGCGGCGACAGGCGATGGGTTCCAATACTACCTGCAAGGAAACATTATCAAGTACCTCTGGCGATACCGATACAAAAACGGAAACGAAGACCTTAAAAAAGCCCAGTGGTACCTAAACAGATTGATAGAAGAGAGAGATACAAATGAATAATTCACTACCAACACCATACCAAGAGTTTATCCACAAGTCACGTTACGCCCGTTGGAAAGAAGACCAACAACGCCGCGAGAACTGGGGCGAGACAGTAGCAAGATACTTTGACTACATGCAGGAGCATCTAAAGAACAACCACGCCTACACCCTTCCTAGCACGTTGCGTAACGAACTAGAGAACGCGGTGCTGGGACTAGAGGTCATGCCATCTATGCGGGCTATGATGACTTCGGGTGATGCCCTAGACCGTGACAACGTGTGTGGCTACAACTGTTCGTACATCCCTGTTGACAGCCCCCGTTCGTTCGATGAGTGCATGTACATTCTTATGTGTGGTACAGGTGTGGGCTTCTCTGTTGAGCGTGAGAACGTAGATAAGTTACCCACCATTTCAGACAACTTCCACGATTCAGACACTGTCATCAAAGTCGGTGACAGCAAGCCCGGATGGGCAAAGGCTTACCGTGAGTTGATTGCGTTGTTGTATGCTGGGCAGGTACCACAGATAGATGTGTCTGTTGTACGTCCTGCTGGTGAACGCCTCAAGATAATGGGTGGACGTGCATCAGGGCCGCAACCGCTGGTCGAACTGTTTAACTTCACTATTGAAACATTTAAAAAGGCACGGGGACGCAAGCTGTTTCCTATAGAATGCCACGACTTGATGTGTAAGGTAGGCGAGATTGTAGTCGTGGGCGGCGTACGTCGTAGCGCACTGATTAGCCTGTCTAACTTGAACGATGACCAGATGGCACACGCTAAGTCAGGTATGTGGTGGGAGAACGAACCGCAACGTGCGTTGGCTAACAACTCTGTAGCCTACAAAGGTAAACCAGAGATGGGTACGTTTATGCGTGAGTGGGTGTCCCTGTACGAATCTAAGTCAGGTGAGCGTGGTATATTTAATCGTCAAGCTGCTGACATACAGGTAGGTCGCAACGAACGCCGTGAGCAAGGTCACATGTGGGGAACTAACCCGTGTTCGGAGATAGTGCTACGCCCATACCAATTTTGTAATTTGTCAGAGGTGGTAGTGCGTGAATCAGACAGCTTAGACTCACTTAAACGTAAGGTGCGTCTGTCTACTATACTAGGCACGTTCCAGTCTACGCTGACCAACTTCAAGTACCTGCGTAACATCTGGAAAAAGAACACAGAAGAAGAGCGTCTGCTGGGTGTGTCACTGACAGGCATCATGGATCATGCCGTGTTGTCAAAGAATGTGGACAGCAAAAGATGGCTAGAGGATATGAAGAACGAAGCTGTCAAGGTAAACAAGAAATACGCAGAAGTGCTGGGCGTACCACAGTCTGCGGCTATCACCTGTGTGAAGCCTAGTGGTACTGTGTCTCAACTTGTCGATGCCGCCAGTGGTATCCACGCTCGTCACAATCCACACTACATACGTACAGTACGTGGGGATAACAAAGACCCGTTGACACAGTTCCTTATTGATTCGGGTGTGCCAGCAGAGCGTGACGTGATGAAGCCTGACTCAACAACCGTGTTTAGCTTCCCAATGGAATCACCAAAGGGTGCAGTCACACGCACTGAAATGACAGCCATAGAACAGCTAGAGTTGTGGAAGACCTATGCCCTGCACTGGTGTGAACACAAGCCATCCATCACTGTGTCTGTAAAAGAAGAAGAGTGGATGGAAGTGGGTGCGTGGGTGTACGAAAACTTTGATGTGGCATCCGGTGTGTCCTTTTTGCCATTCAGTGACCACACGTACCAACAGGCACCATACCAAGACATAGAGCCTGATGACTACCTAGAGTGGAAGGAAAGGATGACGTACGTTAACATTGACTGGTCACGCCTTACTGACTTTGAAAAAGAGGACAACACCACAGGTTCGCGGGAACTGGCGTGTACTGCAGGTGTGTGTGAAGTGGTTGACCTCAATGCCGCCTAAAGAAAAGAAACCACTTGTTTGGAAGCGGGGAAAGGATTATCTTATCTACAATCCACCCCGCAAGTCAGAACAGTGGGACGAGTGGCAACGAGTTAAACAGAAACACGAGGAGAAGCAAAATAATGAAAAGTGACACTATAAATATAAATGACAAAGAACACAAAGTGGAAGACTTTGATTCAGTACAGAAGTACTATGTGCTACACATCGAAGACTTAGACACTCGTATTCGCAAACTAAACTTTGAGTTGGATGAGATGCGGGCGGCACGGGAATACTTTGGACAGTCGCTTGCAAATTCTTTGCAGGAACAGACTGATGATTGAAGTCAAGATAACACCTGAACTGATACAACGCGCACGTAAAAAAACTGCCACTGTAGGTAATCTACAGGGCAGCATTACGGGTAGCCTTAGTCATGTGGTGGGTGCTATAGGCGAGATCATTGTAGCCGACGCTATAGGTGCAGACGAATCTAACACCTACGACTACGATTTAGTTAGGGACGGGGAGCGTATAGACGTAAAGACCAAACGCTGCAACACCCGCCCCTTTCCACACTATGACTGTTCGGTGGCTGCACACGGGACCAAACAAGATTGTGACAGTTATGTGTTTGTACGAATCTTGACCGATTCATCACGAGCGTGGATACTAGGTTCTATTCCAAAACAAGACTTTTACACAAAGGCAACTAAACATAGACGCGGTGACGTAGACCCTGCCAACGGCTTTACATTCAAAGCTGATTGCTACAACCTACAAATAAGCGAGTTATCTGATGTCAAAAAAAGCATCTCTATTTAAATTTGAAGCAAACCTTTTGCCCAACGGAAAGGTCGAGTTGCTGTCTGAATCAGTCAAGCCCGAAGAGTTTGAAGCAGTGATGAACAAGGGGATGCCGGAGTACGATGGTTCGCACTCAATAGCATCCCTGTTACGTTATCTGCAATCGTGGTCTAACGAAGCGTTGGAGAAGTCAACTAGGTACGTCTAACTTTTGCCCTTGCCATCAGCGGCGTAGAACGGAACCATTTTTCCGGCTTTGTTCTTTACCATCTTTAGGCTACCACCGTCTGCCATCTTCATCATCGGCTTCTGCATCATCTGATTCTGCATCATGTTCTGTTGACCCTGTGTGGATGTCATCATGCCCCCCGCTTGTGCTTTCTTGCGGGGTTTTTTTGTTGCCATGCCGCCGTACATCATTGGCTTGCGCTTTGCAGCACCGCCGTACATCATGCCTTTGCGTTGTCCGTTAGTATATGTCTTCATTTGATTTCTCCAATTATATTTATTTAAACGGGGTTTTAACAGTATTTATGTCTCGTTTCCTTTTTGGAATTAGGCTTTTAACAAAGGAACCTACTCCTTTACTTAATTCTACGTTTGATACCCCGCCGGGATTTACTACTATATCTCTACCAATTTCGTCTTTTAATTTTCTTTCTTCTAGTAAAAGAGCCGCGTCAGAACTGGAAGCAGCTAAAGAATTTGTAAATGCACGTAAAAACAAAGTTTCCTTTTCTGGACTAAAAGGTTTTCCTGTTCTTATCATCTCCAAAAATAAAGTACCAAACTCAGGATCAAGCATAGCACCCTTTAGCATGTTGTATCTTCTAATTCGTGACTGTTGAATCATGGATTCTGATGCCAGCCAACGTAATCCAATTGCGTTTCTTTGCCAAGCGTATATTCTACTTACATAAGACTCTACGCTCAACGCTCGTGGCACACCTTGAATAGCAGTTTTTGCCACCGTAGAAGCATCAAGTTCTGTAATTACTTTAGCTGCAGATTCCCAGACTGTAAATCTTTCATCGCCTATAAGTTCCTTTACAATGCCTTGTTTTGTAGTGTTGTTTAATCCCAACATTTCATTCAAAACATCTAAATTAACTGCAAATTCCTGCGACAATGTATCTACGTCAGTTATGTTCATCTTTCTTCCATTAGGGAACACCTTGCTCATCATGGAATCTAGATATACGTTAGCAAGAACACCACTTATTTGGTCATCGGTTAGTTTTGTGTTGTTCTTTAATTCCTGTCGTAACTCCTGAACAACTAAAGAACCACTGTCTGTAATGGTACCCGCTATAGCTTCGTTGGATAGTTTCTTTCCAGTGTAAGATTCTAAAAACTTAACAGCCAGTTTTTTACTTTCTAACCTTTGTACAGCAGGTTTTATTGCACCACCAATGGCAACTTCCAAATCTTTTTCCGCTGTTTTTACTACGTCGTCGTACGTGGCTTGTCCTATGGACTTTGCATTGAACGCTTGAACGTCATCTAAAACCTTGCCTACAGAAATCATGGGAACGTCCGTTCCATCTGCTGACTTCATGGTAAATATTCTAGACAAGTTGTCTAGTTCTTTAAACGCTTGTCCGGGAATTAGACTGCTCTTTTGCCCCACAATATGTTCTGAAACAGCGGCAGAAAGTATTGATCTAAACGCTTCGGTGGTAGTCTCACCTTCTATAAAGGCATACGTTACAACAGAAGGATCAGGGTCACTTCCTTGTACCTTTGTACCCAAAACTCTAGCTAGATTGTTGTAAAAAGCTTTACCTTCTGTTTGTGAATCCATATTTACTAAGGAGCGTATGTTTAACCACGTCTTTGGATCACCATTTCTGTACGTTATGTTAAGCGGCACGTTAGTTGCAACTTCTGAACTGGTGTCTCTTTTACCCCAACTCATCCACTTTGGTATTACGCTACCCTTGTCATGCCACTTATTTTTGTATTCTCCCCATCCTTGATTTGCTTTATTTAAGACATCAGGTACAGACTCTAACATTCCGTCTGTATCTTTTATGAAAAGGGTTTGTGCGGGAAGAACACTACCATCTGCAGTCTCTATAGAAAACTGTCCCATTTTACTTGATAATATTGCGCTTACAGTTTTTAAAGTTTTAGCATCTTCTCCATCAATTTTGTAAGACAATTCAGTTACTGCCCTGTCAAACTCACGCATTTGATTTAAAGACACGTTTAACATACTGTTTAACATAGTTGCTTCAGGAGTATCAGAAGAGTTAGCTGCTTCTCTAAGGTATCGTATAACTTGAACAGTTTGGCTTTCTTCTTTGTTAAATAATTTACCGCTATTTTTAAAAGATTTAACCAGCCCTTTAACTACATCTTCTACAGAATCACCTTCGTCGGCTAAAGCCAAAAAGAATGGTTCTGCTAACTCTTCAAAGATAGCTTCATTAGCTGATCTTTGTCCTTTTGACATGCCTGATTTTGCTAGTTGGCGTGACTTTATTACACCTGCTTCTTGCACAGTAAACAACGCATCAAACGCATCACCTATGTTTACAGTAGCCATACCAGATGTTACAGGGCTTCCATCTTCCAAGAAAAATTTAGCGGGCTTTGATGGTGTACCTAGTCTGTAGTATGCTTGTTGGGCTATTGCCTTTTGGCTTCCATGTGACGCTTCTAAAATCGTAGCCAGTAGTTCTCCTGTTGATTCTATAGAAGATATAAGGACAGGCTGAGAAGCACCCTGTGCTAAAATACCACCCGGATATTGGGTATCGCTGAAGTCTTTTATTTTTATTTTAGCTGAATCTAGATTGCCTAGTTCTTTAATAACATTTTTAGAAACTTTGTTTACTACTTTTGCAACTTCGTCAACGACTTTGTTTGCAAGCATTTCAAATTCTGCTTTAGGAAGACCACTTGAAGTAAGTAGATTTTGATCTTGTAAGTTTCTTACGGCTATGTCCACAGTCTGTTTACTTCTTCCTCCCAAACTTTGTGCCTCTACAAAGGAAAGATTTTGACGTAATTTATCTAATTGAGATGTCACACCATCGGTGTTAATTATGCCAATCAACTCTGTAAGTTCATCTACACTAGCTTGCCCACCTGTTACAGCTTCTGCAATCATGCCGTAGAACTCATCGTACTGCGCTACTTTAGGTGCGCTAGGGTCAGGTGCTTGCAAATTAAATAGCACACCACGTAGTGCTTCTATTGTGCGGGTTTTTGCCATCACTACTGTTTGTAGCACTTCAAGGGATTTTTGATCCGTTGCCATAGCACCAACACTCATGGTTGCCCGTGTTATATCTTCTAAACCTTGCAGACCTACTAAGTTACTAAGATTCGCAACGCTCATGGATATAGTGCCTTCATCCAAACCTGCTTTAATCAGGGGTTCAAACGCATTTGATACGTAGTCACCTCGTGCTTGCATAGTTGCTTGCATTTCTGGAGAATATTTACTTATGTGTTTTGCTAAAAACTTTCTGTACCTATCTTTGCCCCCTGCACCCGGAACAGACTTAAACAAAAGCTTACCCACGTCAGAACCCATCACTCTAAAATAGGCGGGATTAGATACAGTACGAAGGACATCAAACATTATGCCTCCCCCCAATCCTATAAGTTCACCCATGTAGGTGCTATTCATTACTGAACCATCTTGACTGTCTGTCATCTGGAACATGTGTCCTGTAAGACCCATACCCAATACAATAGCACTGTCTGTTCTTTTTACATCCCTAATCCACAGGGGCGTAGCAGATCGTACTTCTATAGCTTGTAACTCTGTAGTTGCTTCTGATAGGTCTTTCTTAATTGCTTTAAGAAGTTGTCTATCTTTTATTGTACCAGTCCCGTTTGCTATGCGTGTTTCTGCACCTTTTTGTCTATTTTTTAAACGATCCATGTACTTTTTCTGGGCTATGACTTCTGCCCTCTGTAACACAGGATTAGACGCATCCCTGCTTTGCATGGCTCTGTTAAGTTTTACTTGGGTGCGTAAAGGTCCGAATCTTATTCTTTGGAATATTGACGGGTCTATCTGATCGTCTGTTTCCTCAATCAAACCAGTCTTTTTGTTAAAGCGTATTTGGGGACGAAGACTAACAAACTTTTTTAAGCTTTCTTCTACTGACCTAGAGGTACCTTCGCTTAATTCTTTAGCAAAAAACGCATCAAATAGTTGTAATTCTTTTTTGTTAGTAAGTCCGGCTTTGATAACCAAAGCCCTAGAAAAAGGCAACACTTGGGATGCTATGTTTAAAATGCGAGGTCCTGCTCCTGTGAACGTGTTCATGTACTCTTCTGCTGCTGGAAGGGATATTTCAAATCCTTTTTGTGCCATTGTTGCTATAAACATGTCCGTAGCTTCAGGCCAAGCATCAGAAAGAATTGATTGACGACGCACACTACTTCTAATATCCCAATATCCTGATTCGTCAGAAGACTCAGCCATTGCCAAGTTAAAAACTGATAGAACTGAGTCTGTGACTTCTCCTGCACCCCACAACAACATTTGAATGGGGAATCTAACGTTGCCTTCAACGGCGGATTTTTGAATCTTTTCAAAGTCACCCATTGATATAGAATTTTGTGCGTGTTTTACAACTCCAAGAATTGTGCGAGGATCAGTAACTCCCACTGAATTAAGACGCTTTTTAAGTATTTGTGCGTACACAGGAAATGCTTGTTCTTGGTCCAGCATAGATAAAGAAATCAAACTGTTCTTGTTCACCCAAGTTTCTTTTTCTTCAGTAGTCAGGTCTGACCATTTTACTCTTGACCTAGTTATATCTGAAGTGGAGAACACTCGCAGTTGCTTGGCAAACTCGTCTGTGCTATCTTCTTGTTTTGCTATTGTTAATTCAAAATCAGGTACTGTTGTTTCTTTAAGTAGGTACCCGTCCCAATCAAAATCAACTTGAGTGCCACCCTCTGAAACAATACTAACAGCACCAAAGTTGTTAGCCGCGTTAATGCGCGACATATAATTATCTGGCAACTGGCTAAAGGGAAGGTATTGTCCCTTTGAGTTATACACGCCTTGTGAATTTGCAAAAGCGGCCTTTGCTTCTGCAGTGTCTAGACTAAAGGGTATGGTTTCCCCAGACGAACCAATCAGATTGTCTACATCTTGTATAAATACATTAGTCTTAATTAGTGACGGGTCTTTTACTTTTGCTTTTACATTCTTTTTAATTGCAAAATCAACAATAGGAACAGGAGCAAGTTCCTCCCCGTACTCCTCAATCAATTCAGGGGCTGGAGATTTAAATACCCCCTTTCCACCACTAGGTTCTAAAGCGGGAAACTTATCTACAGGTTCAGCAGGTACAGTCGTAGAAGGGTAGACTCCCTCGCCTACTGTGCGATCACGCGCAGCAGCTTGGTCTGTGTCCAATTTACTGATTTGGTTTTCCCTGTTAGCTTGTGCTTCAAGGTCAGCAGCCCGCTTTTCATCCATACGATTTTGCATGATTGTCTGTAGGTTTTCAGCCATAAAGGTCTACTTTCTTCCTAAGATATTGTTTACGTCTTCTTTTGTAGTTTGCCCAGATTGAATAAGTTGTTCTACGGTAGTTATTGTTGGTTCATTAGGATTACCTGTACCCAGACCCAAATCAAATGGCTTTGCAAATCCCAAGTTAGTTCTGTTGGCTACTATGGCATTAAAGTCATCAACACTGTATGGGGCATCTACTGATGGGGATTTACCCTCGTCATCATCTAATGAAAGACCTGATCCCATATCAACACCCGCCGCTTCCGCAGCTTCAACCATACTAAGTTGTGCGTTTGCACCGGGCAACGATAGTAGTTTTAAAGTTGAAGTGGCTACGTGACCACCCCCTGCTATATTTTCAGCAATCATAATCTGTTGTCGAACTTGTTTTTGTATGTTTATAAGAACAGCTTCTTCAATTGCAGGATTTGCAATAAACTTGTTGTTGTTAAACGCTTTTAAGAAGTTAAGAACGTCTTGGTCAGAAATAGTACGACCACCTGTTCCACCTTGTGTAGCACTTGCTAAAGAGTACGCAGTCATAAATCTATAGTAACCACGCATAGCGTACTTTAATGTTTCTTCGTCACCTTCTGCTTTTGCTGTAATTTCCTTTTGAAACATTGCCTCAAGTTCTGCTCTAGCTTCTTTTTCTTTGGCTGTAAATTGTTCAAGGGGTACACCTCGTCGTTTAGCTTCTATCCTTTGTTCATCTAAAGACAAGTCAGAAAAGCTAGTAAATGTCCTATTGTCCCCGAATACGGATGAAGTCAACTTGTTTCCTAAGTCAGTTCTATCAACAACTTTTTTGGCACCCGGCAATAAGTTTTTAAACATTGGCGATACGTATTCGTCAATCATAAACAAAGCACCATCTTTTAGTTGGTAAAGTTCACCAACTCTACTGGCAGCTAACAATTCACCGCTACTGTTGCGGTAAGTAGCAATAAATCCTGTCAAATTTTGGTCGGCACTTGTAAATGCTACTGCTTCTGCTCTTTTTTGTTCTTGAAAAGAAACAAAAGATGATTGGTTTTTTAGCATTGTACCAGCGTACATAAGAGAAGCAGCATTATTTCCCGATATGGTAGGGGTCATCATCATTATAAGGTCTACTTTAGAGTCAAAGTTTTCAGCCGATGATGCACCATCTCGCTCGTACATAGCAACAAAATCACCAGCTACTTTTGCTTGGGCTTGATCGTAGGTGGTAGTCGTTGTTTCAAACGCACTTTGTAACACACTAAAAAACGTTCGATCAGTATTCGCTACCTTATTATCCATAAGGTATTTAATAAAATCTGCTTTAGGTTGATTTTCTGCTACATCCGATAAGTCGGGGGTATACACGTAAACTTTGTTTTGTATAAAACTGTTTGTTTTGTTTGGATCAACACCTTGCGTAGATTCCAGCGCGGCTGCAAATGCGTTAAGAGGCTTTGTGTGTATTGGTTTTTCAGGAGTAACAACACTTGCTTTGTCTGCGGTAGTATTAAGCGCAACTTTTTCTTCGTCTGCTATGGGTGTTATTGCATTTCTAGTGTTAAATCCATTTTCGGCGTTTTTATTTGTTTGCGAAACAATTTGTTTTGTTTTCATTAGACTTAACGATTGTCTAACAGCGTTTGATAAATCGGGAATAACAGCAAACAATGTCGGATAATTTGCCTGTAAAAAATCCGGTGTATCAGTCTGCAAAGGCAGTACAACAGTGCTTACGCCAGTTTCTTTACTTACATTTGTATTTGATTCAGCTATGGAAGAAGCAATGGAACGTATAACAGCCTCTTGCTGATTTAGCGGAACCATGCTCCTAAAGTTATCCGTACTTTTTATGTCACTACCTCTTAGTAGAATCGCTAACTGATCTAACTCATCTTGTTTAGTTGTTTTGTTGTCAGCAAATACTTTAATACCGGGGCCTACTTTGAGGGGTATTTTAAGTACAGGGGGAACATCTGCCTCTTTAGCAGCACGGAGTGCGCTAGTTAAGGGTGTAATATTAACAGATGTTTTTTTACCACCCTTTTCGTCTGTAGAAGTTGTAGTAATTACCCTGCTTATACTGGGATTTAAACCTGCTTCTTCTAATAGTTTTTTTATATTTGGGTCATTTAACGCTTGCGCTGCTTCTACTTCGGTGCCATAGCTAACATCCCCTACGGGGATTTTAAAGGTAACAGAATCTTTGCTAATAGCAGGGGTAACATCATCCTTTGGGAACACCCTGTCTAAGATGTCCTTGTCATAAAAAAAGTTTTTATTTGAAGTGGTATCATAATTTCCAACCTGTTTAAATTCTTTTGCGGCCTCTACATCTTCAGGCAATTCTTTGACTACATTTCCGGCTGCGTTCATATATATAGGAGCAAATTTTCCTGCGGATGCTACTGGTGTTATTGGCCCCGTAGTTCCAATTTTTCTGTGCGTATCCTGCCAGTTTCTACCCGCCTCATCTGTATCAGGATTAAAGGCTCTAAGAGGACTTGTAGCATCCCCTGCTTCATTAATAGAAGTGCCAAAGTTAAACACTGTGTTAGCATCGCTAATATTTTGTTGACGTACAACTTCAGCATCAGAAAGCCTTTGTGTGCGTTCACGGTCTTTATCCTCAAGCTGTTGTCTGCGAACCTCTTTAGCATTCTGGGCATCCTTTTTTGACTTAAAGGATTTGGAGGCAGCGTATATCAGTAGTGGCAGCATGTTTACTTTTCCTCACCCATTGTTAAAAACGAAGGAGCCTGTTGCATTTCAATAGCGGGGGCTTGTTCTTGTTCCGCCACTACTTCGTCTAGTTGTTGTCTTTCCATCTTGTTTAGTTCTTCTAGCATACCAGAAAACAACTCAGGGTTACGCTCTTTCATAACGGTAAACAAGTTTTCATCTGTAAACTGGCCTTTTACTTCAGAAGTGTCTACAAACATCTGGGGTTCAAATCCTTCGTTAACAGCCATATCAACCAAGAATACACCCAAAGCTGGTTTAATAAGTTCCGCCACGTCAGGAGTAAACGCCCCAGACATAAATCCTTTAAAAGAAATTTGCTCCACCAGTTCTTCTACAGTAATTCCTGCGAACATCATCTTGAGCATGTCCTCACGGGCAGTGCCGTTACTAATCATATCTATAGCGTGATCTATGGCATCGTCAGGATTAGCAAACTGCGAGGGTTGTTCCCACGCCCATTTGCCGGGAGCATCTGTAAGGGAGTTGCCCGGTGGTGCGCCTAACGCTGTAATTTTATCCATCATAATATATACGTTACCCTGTCATTGATTTATATGATCTACGTTTACCCGCAGTAGATGAACTTAGTGAAGCAGCAGAAGAAAGAGTTACATTAGGTAGACCTTGTCTACTAGGAAGACCCATCATACGGACTTGTTTTGCCAAGTACATCTGTGTGTTAGTGTTAGCTAAAGCGGAACCCACTTGACCACCGCTTCCAATTGGAATCATGTTAGCCCTAGACAGTTGAAAGTTAGTGTCGCTGCGGATTGCACCGGGGAGTCTGTTTTCAGAGACTGAAGGTAAAGGTCTTTGCTGTTCACCTCGTTGTGCAGCCCCTAAAACGTTTGCTAATGCCCTTGTTCCCCCCAAATCTGCTGGGCGTAAAAATTCAACGGCGGGACTAAGGAACGAACCTACGGCTGTTTCTGAAAAAGGAGTAACATCTGCATCTCGTAAAAAATCAGTAACAGAGTTACCCCCAGTATATGTTGCGCCTATACGACCAAACCCACCCGGTCCAGAAGTGTCGTATACAGGAGTCGTTTCCCCCCAAACGTACTGGCTACCCGCGTAACCTGCCGCTGCTACTGCTGCTAATTTAAGCGTGTTTCCACCTACAAGTTTAGAAAGCCAACTCATTATCCACCCCAAATGTTGTCGATTACTTCTAACACTAAGTAATCATCAAATTTTTCATCATACGCATCCGCGTTTGCTGCTATTGCCGCAGACTGCATGGCAGCGTTGTGTGCGCGATCTTTAGCGTTTTCAGAAATTTTCATTACCCACGCAGCTTTGTCACGATAACGTTGCCACAAGTTGTTTAGTGCATTTTGTTGAATGCCCAACAAGTTCTGGGCGTTCACTCTGTTAGCATCGTTTTGCGCTGCAGTGTTACGTGTGTTTACTGTACGACGCCACACTGCGTTACTTTGATCTATTTCAAGGCGCATGTTTGCGTTAAACTGCTCTGTAGATGTTTCCATCTGGGCGTTGTACTGTTCTATTGCTATCTTTTGATTTGAATTAAATTGTTTTACTGCTATGTCGCGGTTAATATTTGCCGATTCAATCTGTGATCCCATTTCTGCAAAGAACGTGTTGATTTCATTTTCAGACTTTGCGTTAAACTGTTTTGCTGCGTTTGATGCAGCTTGGTCAGATAGCAGAGTCTGTAGTTTGCCTTGATAAGTAATCGTGTTGGACTGCTGTTCGTTAGTTACATTTTGCATGTCCATAGACAGAAACGCTTTAGCGTTGTTGACTGCAGCTTGTTGGCGATTGTTAAGGTTTGCCATGTCCATCTGCAATACAGCAGCAGCGTTTTGTAGTGTGGCTTGCTGTTGGTTGTTTAGGTTTTGCAATTGAATCGTAGCGTACTTCTGCGCGTCCTGTGCGGCAATGGGTATGCCCGACTCCATCATCGCTTGCATTGTAGCGGCTGCTGCCATTGACGATGATCCCAAACCACGCTGCTGCATTATAGCTGTTACTTTGCGTACAGCAGGTGCTGCCCACGCGGGGGGTGGGCTACCTTCTTCTACGCCTTTAAACAATTCTGCAAGTTGGTAACGTGTGGTTGCCTTTTCGTCTAGTTCTTGAGTGGCTGCTGTAGCAAGCGCACCTTCAGAAACAGTACCCTGCGCGGCGTCCATAATTGCACCTTCAGATACAGTGCCAGTAGCCGCAGTAGCTGTGCCGGAATCTGCCGCGTCAGTAGAAGTGTAACTAGCGGAATCAAACGTAGTGGGATCAGTTTGGTCAGTAGAAGTTATAGCAGTGGGAGTTTCTACTTTTGTGGGAGTGCTAATAGTTTTAGCGTCCGTGCTTATCACTTCATCATCTGTTACTTCTTGATCTGTAGCAGTGTATTCAGCACCAGTTGGAAGTTCAGAATCAATGGACTGATCTTCCATAGCCTTAATAGCATCTTTATCTTTTTGGGTTATGTTTTCTGCCATGTTAATTCATTCCCATAAATACTGTAACGACCATAGCCACTACCATTACTGTGCTACCCATTATCATTGCTTCCAGACGCCACATGCGCTTATCCAGCCCATCTAGTTTACCGTGTACCAACTCGCGGAACATAGCGCATTCTTTTTCGTGGGCGTCAAGTTCCATCTGTACCTTCAGTGCAGGTTCCATTGTCATCTTCATCAACTAGCTTCAATTGCCGTAATACGTGCTTCTAATTCAAGTATGGTTTTACAAAGCAATGGGACGAGTTTGGACTGGTCTATCCCCTGCGGTTTAATTTGTGGTTCAGTTTTTACATCGCCAACATTTTTTCCGTCAGGGATTTCATCGCCATCAACATAAAGAACCGCATCAGTCATTGCGTCTTTAGTGCCACTAACCGCTTCGGGAATTACGCTTGAAACTTCATGAGCTAAAAATCCATCCACAGTTACAGCATCATCACCATCGCTAATCCAATCAAATCTAGCTGGCTTGAGTTGTTTCAGCCTACTTGTTGCGTCCCAATCGTATGAAACATTGGTTTTTAAGCGATAGTCTGATGATGTGTTGTAGGCTGTGGCATTGTTTGTATTTTGTATATGGCCTGTCAAAGCATAACCATCACTGTCATTACCACGATAGAACAAAAGTAGATATTCGGATGAAGAACCAGCGTGTTGTTGTACAACTGAAATTGGATTTTCATTATCTCCGTCTGCATCAACTACAAGCCTACTGCCACCAATATTCGTTGTCCTGCCAATACATAATGTGCCTTTGTCGCTTGGAGCAGCAATAAGCCTCATTCCTTCGGCACCAGCATTGTAAAACTCCAATTGTTGAGCTGATGAACTTACTCCAATTCTCGCCCTGTCAGTGTTACCTTCGTAGTCAAATCGCAACATTGCATCGCCGGAGCCACCGTTATTGATAATAAGAGTGCCATCATTGTCACCAGATGAGCCTGTTGCTCCGACGCGAACAGACGTAGAGCCAGTCTGTGTAACATCTAAATTATGCGCTGGTGACGCAGTGCCAATTCCTATGCGGTCATTACCAGCATCAACATATAAAAGGTTTGCATCACCGTTGCCTTCAACGCGAAAGTCTACGTCTACGCTGTCTTCGTTAAATACTGTTTCCGTCGGTGTCATGCTAAAGCGATTTACTGATGCACCTGCTACGAGTGTATTTACATCAAATTTAGCATCTTCAGTGCCATCCGTAACGTCAGCACTTCTAGTGTTAATACGCACGTAGTTTATAACTTCAGAGGCACTATTTTCACCCCTAAAATCTATAGTTCCCATAGCGTCATCATCTGCTGGACTGGAACTATCTCTGTGTAATTGTAATAAAGGACCAGTACTCGCATCTGCATCTGTAGATTTTAAAATAAGCTGTGCGGTGTTGTCGGCAGTGGTAATTGTTACACCAGCTAACAGGTCTGCTATTTCTTGCGCTCTACTCATCTATTCCTCCAACGCTGTTAAATTGATGCGTCATCTCTTGCTTTACGATTTTTATAATCACCACGCGCAATCACAAGCGCAACAAAGTCAGCTTGATTTGATGGAATAGCGTCGGTGAAGCTAGTGTCATTCATCAGCTTTGTTGCCCACTCCTGTTGAAATCTTTTCCAACAATTAGCAATCTTTCCATCTATTGCCCCTTGTATCCAATCATCAAGACCTGCATTGTCGCTGCCGTTGTATAAATCGTTTGATAGGATTTGCTGTTGTAGGTCAGTCAGTACGACTGATTTAGTATGATTTGCCATTTTGTGTCTCCTCTATGACAGGGTTGTTTCACCCAATTAACCAAGCAAGTAGCCGCTAAAATTAGAGTAATGTCTTGCACCAATAATATCACTTTGTGATGTGCCGCCTTGCTGTGTGATTTGAACTTGAGCAGTGTCATTGGCGTCCATATCTTGAACTATTGTGACCTGTAATGTTAGA